TCTTATTAACTCAATTATTTTTTTACATAAGTCTATAAATCCAAGTTTAAACAGGACTCCTTTTCTTATATATGTAAATCCATTAAAATCACATGTGCTACCAACTAAAATAGAAGAATAATCCGATTTATCATTTGTGCTGGATGCAGGATCGCATTGAAGCATAGTCTTAGTAAATACATGATTTTCTATATCCTCAACACTCTGGGTACGAACACCTTTAAACCACTTATTACCAACATTTTGACAGTCACACATTAACTCTTGCATAAATGCGGTTCTTTTACTGAAGAATTTCTGTGCTAATTTATCACACTCGTATTTCTCCCATATCGTAAGAAATACCATTTCATTTTTATATTTTGTATAATATTCTTTTAGCATTATATCTTTATCTTCTTTATCAATCCGATCATTAAACAATAAAGTCTTATAATGCTGCCAATATTTATGATTATCAAAATATTCGTCTACATCAAAATCTACAACCCGTCTATGAAATACTTTAAAGGTAACATCCTTAGAAACTGTATTTATAAAATCTGTAGAACTAAGTGGTGTGCCTATAACTAGAAACTTACTAGCTGATTTAATTTTAATACCATCCCTAACAACTTCAGTATCTCCAACCTCGGCGATTTCCTTATAAAACTTATTTAATACTTTTTCTTTTGCTGGTTCATTTAGAACATCATCTTCGCTAAGTACATCATCAAGTATTATACAAGCTGGACGAACTATTCCATTTACTGATCCATAAGTAGTACCACGGACTGAACTTCCCCAGGAGAATGCTTGTATTTTAGTATTATTAGTAAGTTCTAATTCTTGTTTATTTACAGTACGGTCACGTTTATCAAAGAACTTCCCAAACGCTTTAACAATATAAGGATTCTCTAGCATCTTTTTAGTATCAGCTATAAATTGTACCGCGTCATTTTCCTTATTACCTATTACAATTGTATAACCACTCATATTATAAACATGCAGCCAACATGATAGCGCTTTATTTATTATAGTTGATTTAGAAACTCCACGAGGTAAAATAAATTCTTCCCTGTCCCAGAGATCTTCTACAAACATCTTTTGCAGCTCATGCCATATTTCTAAATGTACTGGTGCCAAATTTCTAGCAGTATTATTTTCTTTAGGTACAAAAGTGTCTTGCAAGAAAAATTTGCAGAAATACTTAAAATCTCGTTTCCCTAGTGAGTATGCAAGCCCACGATATGAGAATAAAGTATCTTTATATTTCATCATTAATTCTTTTGATTTTTCAGAACCATATAATTTAACTAAATGTATATATAATAATTTTCGGTTTTGTTTACCCTCATCCATAAACTCACTTCCTTTGCAAAAGAAAAACTATTCTCACCTTATTTAATTGGTAATAGGCAGAACTCTTATATAATTAAAACAATTGTACTCTTGCTAGTTATATGTTATTCACTTGCTAGGGTTAACTATTTATTACCCCACCTATTTTTTTGAAGTTAAAAAAATATTGCGAAAAATCTTATCGCTAGCCAACGCAGTTTCAAAACTTTTCAAAAATAGAAGCATACCCCACCTAATGTAACGAAATGTAACATAATGTCGTGAAACATAAATTTCACGACGTTTTTTATTTAACTAAGCAATAGCCTCATTCGCTTAATATACACCAATGAATAGCGACATTGCTATCTATATGTATGAACTAATTGCACATTTAGTGTGAACTAATTGTAAACATAACATAATATTATTAGTTCAATCTATTTTTAAATTAGGTACAACTAAATTAAATCATTCATTTAATGTATTAGTTCAATCTAAATTAATATTAGTTCAATCTAATTTTTTAACGAGCATAATATTATTAGTTCAATCTATTTTTAAATTAGGTACAACTAATCCTTACAGACTCTCATTTTATTTAGTTACATCTAATATATAATTAGTTCAAACTAATATTTAATTATCTTATTATTATTTAGTTCCAACTAACTCTCATATTAGTTTAATCTAATTTAAAGCAGACTACATATATATTAGTTGCAACTAAACAGGTGATTAGTTCAAACTAAATACAATCTGGCATCATTAAGATTAGTTATATCTAATTGTATGATTAGTTTAAACTAACGTAATGTAGTACCCATAAATGAGGCTATAGGCTAGACTACCAACACATATATGGTTAGTATAATCGCACATATGTGTAGCAAGCATCTGCTACACTACACCAGCATCATTACTCTTCATCAAAATCTTTAATTTCTTGGTCCAATACATCCACTGATACATCATCCTTGTCATCTCTGCCATCAGCTATCTCTATCTTAGTGGCATTGCTGACTAACTTATCCAGTATCTTAGCACATGCATCAAGACGAACTTTCTCACTACTGGCATGGTCTCTTAGCTTTATCAATGCCTTTAAGGACTTAGGACCCTCAGCCTTTATATTGGCTAGTGTCTGAGATAAATACTCTTGTCCAAGCACCTCCACTCTAGCCTTTACTTCTTCCAACTTCTTCCATTCATATATAGTACTTCTAGCAACACCTGATTTCTCTGAAACCTCAGTTATTGGAATACCTGATGCTATTAACTCGCATACTACTGTCTGTCGTTCATCTAACACAATACCACCTCCTTCTACTGGACACATAATAAAAAGAACACCAGTTGTCCACCAGTGCTCTTCTATCTCTTGATAATTCTTAATAATACTATTATACTTCATTCAATGTGATATTAGGTGATACACTTTTCAAGAATTTATCATGTTTTGATCTTACTGTAATAGTTGCATAACCCATATTGATTCCAATTTCTCCCCAAAATAATCCTTTAACATATCTATACATAAATATTTGCCTTAAATCACTATTGTCTAAACTATAGATATATTCTGTTAGCCTGTCCTTTTCTTCCACCAGCTCAATCATTTTATGGTTTAATCTATTCTGTATTCTCTTAATTTTATGCTCATAACTTTTAATATCATATCCCTCTATCATGATATTGTGTTGTGTATAGGGGAAATTTATACTTGATCCTATTACAGAATCTATTGCATACTCTGGTTCAATACCAGCTAATTCTCGTTTAATCTGTTTGATCTCAGCTATAATTTTTTGTAACTTTGATAACTCCTCCTTTGTCAACTACTCACCCCCTTTGATTCTCGCTTTTACAGCCTCAAGTAATGTATTCTGATTTATTTCTTTATTACCTAAAGCTCGCATAACATCTTCATCTACAGTATTTTTAGTTATGATGTGGTGAACTATAACTGATTCCTTTTGTCCCTGTCTGTGAAGTCTTGCATTAGCTTGTTGGTATAATTCTAAGCTCCAAGTAAGTCCAAACCATATTATTATGTTTCCACCATACTGGAGATTAAGTCCATGACCTGCTGAAGCTGGATGAACTAAAAGTATTGGTATTTCTCCATTGTTCCATTTCTTAATATCGTTAGAGTCTTTTAATCCAATAGCCTTTAACTTCTTAGTTTTTAAATAACTAACTATTCTATCATAATCGTGTCTAAAGCTATAAAATATTAAAACTGGTTTACCATTAGCTGCTTCTATAAGATCTAATAATACTTTTAATTTTTCTTCATGAATTTCTAGCACTTCCTTCGTTTCTGAATAAATTGCGCCATTAGACATTTGCAATAATTTATTTGTAAGCACTGCTGCATTAGCTGCTGTAACATCATCCTCATCAAGCTCTATAATTAAATCCTTTTCTAGTTGCTTATATTTGGCTCTCACTTTTTCAGGTAGATTAACATTTATTACATTATCTACTCTTTCAGGTATATTTAAATAATCCTTTGACATCATGGAGATGCATATATCACCTATTTTATTATGAATTGCATCCTCTGAACCATCTTTTAGTTTCCAGTCATAAACTATACAACCATTTTGTCTACCAGGTGAAAAATACTGTTGTTTGAAGCCTGTTATGGTTTTACCTAATCTGGTACCACCATCAAGTAAATATACTTGTGGCCATAAATCGATTAAAGAGTTTGGTGCAGGTGTTCCAGTAAGTCCTACTATTCTTTTAAAATAAGGTCTTACTTTCTTTAAGGATCTAAATCTAATAGCCTTGGCAGATTTAAAGGAACTAAGTTCATCTATAATCACCATATCAAAAGTCCACTTATCAAAATACTCTTTAACTAACCATTCCACATTTTCTCTATTAGTAACATATATATCTGCTGGTTTATTCATAGCACTTATTCTATCTTTTGGTTTACCCAATACTTTAGATATTTTCAAGTGACTCAGGTGGTCCCATTTTTCTATCTCTGTACTCCAGGTATCTTCTGCTACTCGAAGTGGTGCAATAACTAAAACTTTCTCTACATCACCCAGAAACAATAAATCACTTATTGCGGTTAAGGTTGTTACAGTTTTTCCTAATTTTTCATAATCCCATATCAAGGAAGAGAGCTGCTGCTTCATGTTCTAAGATATGGGATATTGCATATTGTTGATACGGATGGGGTATAAACAACATAGTAAAATCACCTTCTTTCTAATATAAGAATTTTGCATATTCAACCCATGCATATATTTTTTCTAACCTTTTCTCACTAAAATAAGTTTGTTTTCTGAACCAATCATTCATACCATTATCATTCTTAGATAAATTTGCATAACCTATTGAAGGACATATATTCCATATATAACTCGTACCCTCTTTTGATATTGGTTTTATATGCTCAACATGTATATTATCAGATTTTAAAAGTTCACCTGTATAGGCGCATCTGTTATCAAAATATAATAAACATTCTTCCCACTGCTCTGGTGTATATGAACCACCATTTAACCACATCAAACCTTCTCTTTTATACACTCGTGCGCTTTTAAGTTCTCTACCCTTTAGGGTTTTATCATATTTCCTTCTATACTCTCTGAAATGAACCAAGTTCGCACTTCGATATAATCTAATCTTGTTTGAATTGTTTTTATAAAACCATCTCGAATATTCAATGTGTTTTTGTCTAATTTCCTCAGCATTATTTATATAATATTTCTTACTTTGTTCTTTTAATTTTTCAGAGTTATTTTTTTTATAAAGTCTGTTAGCTTTATTTTTACACTTTTTGCATATACTCATCAAACCATATTTCCCTGTTTTCTTTTTATGAAAATATTCCGAAGTAGCTGGAAATTCTACACTACATTTAGTACAAATTTTAATCTCTATGATAATCACCACCTGTCTGAAAAGTTATTTACTATTTTTTATCAATTCCTTCAACTCATTTATGAATTCCATTACTCTTTCTACTGAATCTATACATTCAACTCTGAACCCCAATGCCCTTAGCTCCTTGGCTCTGTATTCTTGCATTGGTCTTGGTTTCTTTCCTGGTGCTTTAAGCTCTACAAATATAGTTTTGGCTGAAATCAAAATTATCCTATCTGGCATCCCAATTGTTCCTGGACTGACAAACTTTAATGCTTTACCACCTATTTTCTCTACCTCAGCTTTTAGTCTTTTTTCAATTCTGTTCTCTAGCATCTTTC